GGTACTGGGTATCTTGTGAAAATAACAAGCCTTGGAAATGGCAATAAAATTACACTCGGCTACACGTGGCAAGAAAACGAGGATTAAAAAGTGGCTATTGTATTGATTGCAGAAGATGGAACAGGGCTAGTTAATGCAAATTGCTATTGTGATTTGTCTTTTTTAGAGTCATACGCTGAATTGATTGGCGAAACTTTAACGCAAACAGACGAGCAGAAAAAAGCAGCTATTTATATTGGTGCAAATAAGTTTATTGATCGTATGCATGATTTCAAAGGCGTTCCAGTGTCAGATTCGCAATCAATGAAGCTCTACACCGATTTAGTAACTTACGCAGACGCTAGTAAGGATCTTATGCAAGCTAACGCAGAGGCGGCTATATTGCATCTTAAAGGGTATCTATTTGTTGATGCTACTGCGCAAAATGCTAACGGTGATATTCTTAGCTTAAAAAATAAACTTGATGTTATGGAAGACGAAACCACATTTTCTGATGGTTCGCGTATTAGGACAAAATACGACACATCTACAATCGACGCGCTACTGTCTAAATATATTTCTGTTGGATCTGGTGGCGTATCGATGAGGATGATGTAATGGAGTTTGATTACGTACAAGCCAGGGCTACGGCTGAAAAGATTATTTCTAAATTCGGAGTTGCTGGCTCTGTGATTAAAAAAGGCGTTGCTGGTGGAAGTGATGAATGGGGCGATCCAATAGCTGATATTCCTGACACTGTTATCAGTGGAATTATCACACCTGTTTTGTCGTTCAAATCATCTGAGATTGACGGCGAGAATATAAAACAAGGTGACGGATATGTTTTCTTTCACAGCGAAACTGAGCCAGAGATTGATATGCAAACTACCGTTAACAGCAAAACGTGGCGTATAATTGGCATTCCGAAGCTTGACTCGGCTAGTGGTATTAATGTTTATCGCAAACTACATCTGAGATCTTAATATGGCAATATCGCAATGGGGAAAAATAGCATTAAAGAATACGGCGAGGCTTAACAAAGCTGGTCGAGAATCTTTTATTGCTGCAACTCAAAGCGTTATGTTTAAAGCGCCTGTAGATAAGGGTGTTTTTAAGAATAGCTTCTTCACCGAGATAAATGGAATAACAACACACACAACCGATGAAGCTGACAAGACTGGACAGAAAAGACTCGACGAAGCAAAATCTGAAAGCCTTAAAATTAAAATAGGCGATTCAATATCATTTGTTAGCTTGTCTCCATATGGGCCACGCCTTGAGAATGGGTATTCAGAGCAAGCACCAAACGGTATGGTTCGATTAACAGCCGCAGAATGGCCGCAAATAGTCGCGCAAGTAGTCAAGGGGATTAAATGATAAGTAAGCACGATTTAGCCAAAGCATTAGCAGCACAAGCAAAGGCGATTTCCACGGCCAACAGTTACAATTTAATTGCAGAGGGTAAATCATACACGCCAGAAGTTAACACTGTGTACATTGAAGAAATGGCGCTGTATGGCAATGATAACGCCATCGCAATGGATGATGAATCATCTGATTATATGGTTGGGATTTATCAGATAAACATTCATACGCCACGGTCATCATTATCTGGAAAGTATGACGGATTAAAAATCGGTGGAGTGTTTCAAGCCGGATTTAAGCGAGGCACGACGCTAACGTACAACGGGCAAAAGTTGCGCACAAAAAACTCATCATTAAAACCAATGGATTTTAGTGATACTCATTTTATACACATTTTAAGCATTGTGTTTGATGTGATAAACTAACGAAGATCGATCGATCATTAACTTTAAAGTAAGGATTTAATTATGGGCTTTCAAACAACAACAGGCGCGTTTATGTCAATCGGGCCAGCTCCAGCGACCTTAGATGCTGCTGGCTTTGGTGCGGTTGCAGTTGATAAAATTGGTGGCGTTACAGATATGGGCGCAATGGGCAAGGTATTCAACACTGCGACTCTTACTCCAATGGACACTAAAGCAGTAATCGAGAAAAAGACTTCTTATGTGCGCCAATCACCAGATGTCGCATTAGCAATCGATGACGCTGACACAGGTCAAATTGCAGCAGCAGCAGCGCTTGAAACTTACGATAGTTACACTATCAAAGTTACTCGTCAAAATGGTGATGCTATTTACTTCACAGCTCAAGTTGCATCGTTTACTTATACGCAAGCGACTGACGCATTTGAAAACGGTTCAATTAAACTATTGCCGCAATCTGATCTAGTTAAAGTTGCTGCTATTTAATTTCTAAACAAAGCCCCAAAGCATTGGGGCTTTAATCTGTTAAGTGATAACTATTACATGTACTCTTCTTTAAATGCTTCAATCACATCAATGTGGTAAGTATTAACCTCGCCGTAGCGATCATCTTTAACCTTTATTATTCCATGCTCTAACGCATCTGATATTTGTTTCAGTACTCGCCATGTTTGCACATTAGACTTGTACTCTGTATCTATTTTCTGCGGTAGCTTTGCAGCCATTAGCGATACGTGATCTCCAACGTTTTGCAATTGCGACTCTAACTTTTTAATTTTCTTTGAATCTTGACTTGCCTTGTTCATTAGCGTGGCTGTGCGCTTGTCGTTTATATGCGCCTTTGTTGCTATTGCATTATCTCGCTGCATTGCTAAATCTGATATTGCGATCTGCGCCTCTTGCGATAGAGACATTAACCACGATGGCTGAGCTGTAGATTTTCTGTCAATCCAATATTGAGTTATTTTTTCAAGATATTCTATATCATGTTTTGCCACAATCATTTTTGACTCAAGCTCTGGCAGGTTATAAAAATCAACTCTGCCTCTCGAGTCTAAAGTTGGGGAAAACTTTTCCCTAGCCTTTTCATCCCCAAACATAGACCTGACTTTTTTGTTTATTTCCTTTTTTTCATACCCAAGCATTTCAGACAGTTGAATTGATGACATAGTTTGGTTTTTGTTTATAATATCTAACATATTAGCCTCTTTGTTTTGTTGTGTGTCGAAATGCAACTTTAGCATTGAGGCTTTTTATTATCTAATCGTTTATTCCTATCAATAACTCACACTTTCGCAATTCAGCTTTAAAATGCTATAATCACTGCGGCTAGGTTTACGTGACCGAAAAGCGATCTCATCCACCGCCTGCCAACACTTTTTGGATGTTAATAATATAAGGTATGAATATTATGTTTGATTTAAGTTCACTATTCGCAAATGGCACTGCAACAATTGAAATTAGACACCCAAAAACGGGCGAAGTTTTAATGGACGATTCAAAAACTCCTGCGCCGTGGTCTATTACTGCACTTGGAGCACATACAAACGAATACAAAGCATTGCAGCGTAAAGCAATGTATGCGGTTCATAAACGCAACGGCAAGGGCAATGTTGACGTTGAAAAAATGTCTGCTGATGAGTTTGTTGCTGCTGCATCATTGAGTGATAACGATTTGCTAGAGTTGCGCGCTAGTGCAATTACGGCGTGTAATGTCTACGATGAAACTGGCGCTAAGATTGTTTGCAATAAAGAAAACATGGTTAAGCTATTATCTGACGAGCGCATGTACTGGCTTAAAAATCAGTATTTTGCTGACGTTGATGCCGGGCTGGTTTTTTTCGGCAGCTAACCAGCGAGCTTATTTTATACGCAGGGCAAATGGCGTGGCTTCGTAGCGCGCCAAAGACAACAAGCAACGACAATAATCCAAAATGCAGAATTGATACGCTTGCAGACGGGCATCCAGCAAAGAGATTGCCGCCTGCAAATCAATACTTGTGTGAAGCATTCAGTTTATGCGGATGTTTTAAACGTTCAGATATGGGTGGAATTATTCCGCTTGACTGGCAAGAGATTGACGCTTTTGCTAGGCGCTCAGGATATGATCTTGCTACGTGGGAATCTGAACTTATTTACAAGATGTCTGTAGAGTATTGCAATATTAACTCGAAAGCTTCTGACAGTGCGTTTCCAGCTCCTTATCGCATAGATATTGGCAAGAGTGAAGAGGCAATAAAAGCGATGAATGAACGAGTTGAAAAGCAATTGGATAGTTTGTTTGCATAATTAAAAGCCCATTAATTTGGGCTTTAATCTGTTAAGTGATAACTATTCGCTATCGTTTTTTATATTCAATTTCAATATTTTATACGCATCAAGTATTTTCTTCCCTTGTGCGCTTGTCAAATCCCCATTCTTTAGCCTTGTTTGAACTGTGGATGATAACCCAATAAACCTAACAGCAATGTATTTTTTCCCAAAGTGCGCGATTATTTCATCAAACATCCTATTAAATAAATGCACTTTTCCTGGTGGTATCTTTGCGCTGTCATATCCAATTCCTCTAATTGACCTCATAACATACTCACTTAATTGAAAGAGACGATAGCGCGCGCATGACAACCTCATCCTTCGATATTTCACTTATTGTTTTCATTGCCTTAGCTATCCTCTCTAGCTGAGTAGCTCTTAATTCCACATTGCCAACAATGGAGTCAACCTTTCCTAGCTGATCTTTTATCTCTGTCATTGCAGACTTAGCGGCTCTTTGTGCGTCTTTGCTTGTTTTCTTTAATTCTTCTATCTTTTCAATCAGATCAGATCCTGCATTAGAAACCTCTACAGCAGCCTTGCTATATTCTTTTTTAGCCTCGGCAAGAAGTTCGCTTGATTCTTTGTATCGCTGGTTAAGTATTCTATCTTTTCCGTTAGCAACACCAACTCCAACAGCATCAATCGCCATTCCGCCATCTCTAATATCTCTCAAATCAGGTTCTTTGCGCCCGAATATTTCTGTGTTTATTGAAATTGCTTGTTTTTTGTTATTCATCTTCATTCATCCTTTGTTGTTATTGATTTCTAAAATTAATATTACATTGTTTTAAATTAATTTCTGCGACACAGCTCACAGTTTTATGATTGGATTTGCAATTGGTGTATAATTTAAGCAATTAATTAAAAAGGTGAATGATTATGAGTGACATTGCTACATTAGGTTTTAATGTTCAGACAAGCGGGTTGTCGTCCGGTGAGCGCGCACTAAGAAACTACGCGGCAACAGGTGAGCGGACAGAGAGGCGAATGCTTTCTAGTGTTGGTTCAATGAATAGCTCATTTTCTGGCATGAGCAAAACTATTGGGCTTGTTTCTGCCGCTCTTTCAGCTATTGGTGTCGCCCGGCTTTCAAGCGAGATAACGGCATACTCTGACGAGTGGAAAGGGTTAAGCAGTCAATTACGGCAAGTTACAGACTCAGAAAGCGAGCTTATAGCTACAAGAGAAAAGCTGCTTGCTGTTTCACGCGATACGCGATCTGAATTAGATGGCACTGTTAAGCTTTTTGCTGAAATAAAAAGAAGCACAGATACACTTGGTGTATCAACCGAAAGACAAATAGGAATAACAAAAACACTAAACAACCTGTTTATGTCAGGCGGGCGTCCTTTGTCAGAGATAAACGGAGCGATACGCCAATTAACTCAGGGCTTTGCGGCTGGTACTCTGCGAGGTGATGAGTTTAATTCAGTTGCAGAGAACGCCCCCAGAATAATGGACGCTCTTGCTAACAAGCTTAAAATGACAAGGGGAGAGCTTCGTGAGTTTGCATCAACAGGAGGAATAACAGCGGAGATACTTGTCTATGCTTTAGAGGACTACTCAAAAACAGCGCAAAGATTGGCGAATCAAACAGAGAAAACTTTCGCACAAAGCACGCAAGCGGCAAAAACAAACGCTCTCGAATACGTTGGCAATTCATATTTAATAAATTCATCCGTTAACTCGCTTGGATCATCTATTGAAGATTTAAGCAAAAATATTGACTCAATAGCAAGTTCAGCAACAGCTCTTATATCCGTCTTAGGTGTTGGTGTCGTAGGATCACTTGCTAAATCGACAACTGCAACAATAGCGCAAACCATTGCTGATTTAGAGGCTGTCAATGCAGCTAGGGCGGCAGGTATAGCACGGGCGACAATTGCCACGTCTGCGGCTGCAAGTGCGTCTGTTATGGCGGCATCAGAGGTCACGCTTGCAGAGTCAAGAATTGCAGGCGCTAGATTTGCAATGATTGAGCTTGATGCTGAGGTTGTGCTTGAAAAATCTCGTTTATCTGCGCAAATATCGCAAACAGGCAGAATGCAATCACTTGCGCGAATGTCAGAAATTAGACTTGCGCATCTAGCAATAACAAAACAATTAACCGCAGCAGAGGCCCAGCTTGCGGTGGTTAGTGGTGTTGCTGCTAAAGCGGAAGCTTCTCAGGCTGTGGCGCTAACGGGATTGGCAGCCGCAGAGGGAGTCGCAACGGCTGGTGCTAGAGCATTGGGCGCAGCAATTACATTTATGACTGGCGGGTGGGGTCTTGTTATAACCGCTATTGGGTTGGCTGCTGCTGTGTTTATTGATGCTAAAGACTCATCAGACGAATTAAACGCATCACTAAGTAAGCAGAGCGATCTTGTATCTCAGTTGACTGTGGATTACAAGGGGAATACGGCAGCGCAACTTCAAAATACATTATTTGAAGTTAGCCTTACAATCAACTCACTTTTGGTTGAGCGTATACGGTTAGAAAAAGAGATTAGAAAGGTTGGCGCAAACCCATGGGCTGAAAGCGCAATAAAGCTAAAAGAAGATCTAGCAGGCGTAAATAAAACAATAGATACGCTAGGCGCAAAGTCAACGGCGGCTGGCAATATGTTGCGTGCGATGTTTGAAACTGGACAAGGGGAAATAGATTGGACAAACGACAAAGATGAAGCGGCAAAAGCAATTGCTGGAGCAGCAAAAGCGGCGGAAGATGCAGCAAAAGAATTTGCAAAATTCAAAGCTGAAATAGAGGGTTTTGAAACTCCATTACAACAACTTCAATCTAAGCTCAAGAAGATAACAGACGGAGTTTCTTCTGGCACGATAGCTATGACATCAGGAACAAAACAAGCAATTGCATCTTTAAGTGAAGAAATAAAAGCCATGCTTGCCAAGCCGATTAAAGAGGATTATTTCGCATCTGTTATATCAGGGTTAAATGATTTATCTGAAAAGCAAAAGCTAACAGCTGACGAGTACGAGATACACGCAGCAAGAATGAAAGCAGAAGATAAGAATCTTTCATCTACACAAAAAGACGAAATAGAGAAAAGAATCCGCGCAATTCAAAAAGAGCGTGATGCAATACTGGCAGCAAGCGATTACAGCACGTGGCTTATGGATGTTAACAAGGCCGTAAATCAGGCTGCAGAGCTTGAGGCAGAGATTGTTAAAATACAGAAAGCAATGGATAACACGGATTTAAACAAAGACGTCGGCAGCAAAAGAATAAAAGAAATAAAGGATCAGATTGATGCTTTGGGAAAAGACGCATCCAACCCGTTCGATCAGATGATTGCAGGAGCCAATGAAGCGGCCAGCGCAATGTCTGGGATGTTTGAGGCTGGCTCAAAAGACGCTCAAAAAATGGGCGTGGCAATGGCGTCTCTTAACCTTATCGCTGGTGTTGGCGCTATCTTGAATCAAGGAGCGCAGGGTGATTTCGTGTCAGTCTGGGGGCGAATGGCTGCAATGGCTGGTTATGTTGTCTCTCTTGGTGTATCTGTTGGTGGAATGGCTGGCGGGTTTAAGGATCAATCAAAAGCTAATCAAGACGCACAGGGCTTAAATGTTTGGGGTGAAAAATCAGAATCGATTGCAAACTCAATTGATATGACGGCAAGCGCAACGGATAAGCTAGTAGGCATTAA